GCACGACTACCGGCCCGAATACTTGGGGATCTTACCAACCAATTACAAACTAAACTTGAAACCGCATTAGGCCAAAATGTGTATAATAGAACTACTGAAGTACTTGGAACAAATCAACTATTTGGTAGAACTTCACCAGTTGGACCAGGCGGTGGAGCTGTTGTTAATGACGATGTTTATCCAGGAGTGGATAAGAAGCCTGTAATTAAGGATGGCGGTTTGGGTGATGTTTATCCATAATTCTAATAATAGGTAAAGTGAAAAGTTAAAAAGTGTAAAATGATAGGACCAAATCACGATATAGACAAGGATCCAACTGGATCGGATAATTTAACTACTAAATTTCTTGGTGAAGTAGTTGATGTTACTGACCCATTACGTGAGGGTCGGTGTAAAATTAAAGTATTTAGTATTTTTGATACTTTACCAGTTGAGGATATTCCATGGGCAACACAGTCTCAAAAACCTGCATTTTTTGGGCAAGATGCAAAGGCTGGCTCAATTTCAATTCCTAAAAAAGGAGCAATTGTAAATGTCCGATTTAATAATGGCGATCTTTATTCTCCAGAGTATGAACAGGTGCAGGAAATTGGAGATGATATTAAAGAAGAACTTAAGAAGAGTACGGATTACGAATATGAAGGCGCTCACTATATCTTATTTGATGGAGATGAACAAATTAAATTTTGGTTTAATAAAGGTAAAGGCTTAACCCTTGAGATGAAAGACTCTTACCTAAACATTGATCAAAATTCCAAAATTGAACTTTATCATAAAGATGGACTATCGTCAGTTGAATTAGATGGAAATGTTATTACAGTAATGAGTCAATCTCAAGTAAATGTAGTTTCAAATTCAATTAAAACCAGTGCTCAAAATGTTCACATTGACGGTAAAACAACCCGAATTGGATCATCTAATGTTGTTGAAAGTGCAGTAATGGGAGATACTTTATACGCTGCATTATACGGCTTAGCTGCCATGATTGATGCTAAAATGCCTGCAACACCAGGTGCAGCACAACAATATATACAAAATTTAAGAGATGCAATGCTTTCTGAAACAGTAGCAATTGGCCATTAAACTTATTTAGTCTAATTAGTATTAGATAGTAAATTACAATTCACATTTGTTGAAGAATCATTACCAAACGCTTGGGGTCTCAGAAACCTCAACCCATGACGATATCCGAAAGGCATATCGAAAACTTGCAACCAAATATCATCCAGATAAAAATGGTGGAAGCTCTGAGGCGGAAGATAAATTCAAAGAAATTGCAGAAGCTTATGAGACCTTAGGTAATGAAGATAAACGTACAACTTATGATAATTCCAGAAAATTTGGTGATTCACGGAATGCTGATTTTTTTGGTAATTTTGGATCATTTAGAGACTTTTCATTTGGTGGAAACAGATCACATGATTTTAGAAACTTAACAATAATGGTTGATAAGTGGGCCACTATTAAGGAATTAATGGATGGAGCTGTATTTGATATACAATATATTGTAAATAAAACAATTTCAGGCTCGGCAAAATCTGAAAATAAACAGGTTAGGGTTAAAATTGACTTGGCAAATGAAAGTTATCCAATTTCATTTGATAATGGCAGATATTTAATTACTTTAAAAGTTAGAGGCGGTGGCTCAGGTCAAGAAATTGAAGATTTTGACTATTTGGGTAAAAAAAGAAATTCAGTAGTTACTGGTGATTTAATAGTTCGTATAAACATTGATATGTTAGGACTTACCCTTGACCAAAGTGATATTATTCAGGACTTTGAGCTAAGTTTACATGATATATTATTCACTGAAGAAGTTATCCTGGAAAGCCCAATGGGCAAAAAGTATCGAATTAAATCGTTTAATCGAGATACTCTAAATAATATAACCGTCAAAATACCTAATCAAGGCTTGCTCTCTGCATTTGGTCACAAAGGAAGCTATGTGTTTAAGATATTGGTTAAAAAGCCAAATTTTTCAAATATTAGTGAAGAAAACTTACAAATTTTAAAAGACTTGCTGATTGACGTTAATAAATAATGTTAGTACGGCCTACCTAGAGTAATAGGAATGGACTCGTATAAATAATCAAAAAAGTCTAACTAAGTTGACTACTACTAATATTAAAAGTTTAAACCAACCTGCTATCCCAGAGAATTCAGTGTTTATCATTGAGCATCTAAATGAAGCAGTTACGGTAACTAGAGAAAACAATGATGTTATTCTTGAAGGTACTGCGGCAGTTTTCGGAGTAATGAATGAAAACAATCGTATTTACGAAAAACAAGAATACTTACCTCATTTAACTTACTTAAATGAGAAGATCAAACAACGCAGACTATTTGGTGAACTTGATCATCCACAAAAATTTGATGTTTCGTTAGCTAATGTATCTCACGTAATTGAGGGACTTACTTATGATGAACCAACTAATAGTGTAAAAATTAGACTGCGTTTATTAGATACACCATGCGGTAGAATTGCAAAAACCTTGGTTGAAGCCGGTTGTACCACTTCAATCTCTTCAAGAGCTGCAGGTAATGTTGCTGAGAATGGAAAGGTTAAATTAGCAAAAATATTCACATACGATTTGGTTGCAGAACCTGGTTTTGCACAAGCTGCGCTTGGCCAAGTATCTGAAAGTTTGCAAAATAACTATTCTGCAATATTTGAATCACTAGATTCATTAAGAACTACTGCAATCACTACCAAGTTAACAGATATTTCTGAAAACTTTGGTTTTGAGGATTCTGTGAAGATTTACAGAATAAATAATCAAGAAATACCAACTAAACAAAATAATACACAGCAAATGGCTAATGAGTTTGTAACAAAAGAAGAGATGAATCAGTATTCTGAACTGGTTAAAAAGAAATTTTCTTCTCTACAAGAGAATATCTCTAAAAACAATAAAGGTCTTCAAAAGATCAGCGAAAATGCAACCGAAGGAGAATCTCCAGTTGTTGCTAAAATGGTAGAATACGTTAACTACTTAGCTGGCGAAATGGAGCAGTTAGTTGAATACTCTAACTATCTTTCAACAATGTTAAATCAAGGTATTAATTACACTGAGCACGTTGCAGAGAAAGTTAATACTGTAATCGATTATTCTGATTACTTAGCAGAAAAAGTAGAAAAGAATATTCAATACTCTGACTATTTAGGAGAGAAAGTTAATCAAAATATTAACTATTCTGAATATATTGCAGAAAACGTAGAAAAAACAGTTGAATACGCTAACTACATTGCAGAAAACGTAGATAAAGGCATTCAATACACTGAATACGTTGCTGAAAGCGCAGAAAAAGGAATTCAATTTTCAAATTACCTAGCTGAGAATTTAGATGCAGCAATTAAATACTCTAATTATCTTGGAGAAAACCTTGATCAAGGTATTAAATATTCAGAATATATTGCTGAATCATTAAATGAAAAAATCACTCCTTCAGCTTTAACTAAAACTCGTTCTTTACTTGGAGAAGTTAAAAAATTAAACGAAGGTGTAGAATTTGAAGTTAATGAAACTTCTTCAGTTGATGATCTAGTTGGAGCAGTTGATGGAATCTTAACTCACATTAAATCAAATTCAGCTAAAGCTGTTTTGGAAAACAAATATCCATTCCTAAAATTGTTAAACGAAGGTCGTAAGCAAGCATTCTATAATTTAGATCAAGCTACTAAATCTGCAATTGTTGAAACAATGCAAGGAGCTATTTACTTTAACGAAGGTGAAGTAGTTAATATTATGGAAGCAGTTCTTAACAAGCAAGTTGAAAACACTCCTAATTATATTAAACTTATGCCAGCTGCATACAAGCAATTATTTGAAGGTATGACTGATGGAGAGAAAAATTGGATGGCTTCTCAAGCTAATAACTTCACTCTAAATACTTCATATCAAGTTAAGTCTTTCTGGGATTCTCGCGATTTCAGAGGAATTAATGAAAGAATTGCAACTGAAACAATTATAAATAATAATTCTATTAACGAAAACCAAGGTAAAGAAGGTTACGTATCGTTAAACCAAATAAACGAAAGTCTACGTGGTTATTCTAATAACTACATGGACGCTCTTAAAAGAAGAGCACAAAATTAAAAAAACATTTTTTAAAAAATGGCAACAAAAATTTTCAAAAAATTGAACGACGCTTCAATTAAGGAAACTTGGACCCCAGTTTTAGAAGGTTATGGTGCAAACGTTACAGCTCGCCCTTGGTTAGTTGACTACGCTCACAATCATGCTATCTTCGATAACGCAGGTTCAATTAATGAATCAAACTCAGGAGTAGCTCCAGGTTTATTCTTACAACAACCTGGTTCTATCAGTTCTATTGGTGCAATTAGTTCTCCAACGAGTTCTATGACTCCATTCACTGGTGGTGCTAAAAACGGTTACGGTGCTTCTGTATCTGGTTCTGGTGATAAATTCCCAAGCCTTTTACCAGTTGCAATCCAAGTAGCTGCTAAAACTATTGGTTTCGACCTAGTTGGTGTAGTTCCTATGGATTCTCCAGTAGGTTTCCTACCTTACTTGGATTATGTATACCAAGGTGGTAACATCGACAAACAATACGAACCATATTTGATCAAGATCACTGGTGCATTGGAAAATGCTGCAGGTTCTACAGTAAATGGTATCGCAAATGGTTCTAAATTCACAGTAGCAACTCTTCCATTCGCTGAAGGTTCTAACTACGGTGTTAACGAAAGCAACACTGACCTAGTTCTACAATTCGTTGGTAAATCACGTGTTGATGGTTCTCCAATCTTCAAAGTTATCCTATCTCATGATGGTGGTACTCTTGCTGATTACTTTGCAGCTGACGTTGATATTCAACCAGCAAATGCAACTGACGTTTCAGGTACTGCGGTAGTAACTTTCCGTACAGCTGATAACAAAGTTGAATTAGTTTCTGCTTTAGAAAACCATATTTCTGGTTTTACTTCAGTATCTGACGCTGATTACGCTACATCTGATTTCAATGGTCCTTACATGGGATCTACTGGATCTCAAATGGAAGGTATGGCTCGTCAAACAGCTGAATCTTCTAAATTCCGTCAAATGGGTCTTCGTATGTTCACTAAGTTCATCGAAGCAAAAGGAGATCAAGTTTCTATTTCAGCAACTGTTGAACAAATCCAAGATCTTAACCGAGTTTGGAACTTTGACGTAATCTCTATGTTAGAGAACGTAGCAGTTAACGAATTAGCTCAATCAATCAACAAAAAGTTAGTTGACCGTGTTCTTAATTTAGGATCAGTTCATGCTACTGCTGTTGAAGGTGTTGAAGGTGCAGGTATCACTACTTTGGACCTAACTGTTGGAACAACTGGATTTGAGAACATCTCAACTCTACAACGTCGTGTTGTAACTAAAATTCTTGAAATGGCTAACTTGATTTATCATAGAGGTCGTTTCGGTGCAGGTACATACATCGTTACTAACGGTCGTGTTGCTTCTGCTTTAGCAGATGTAGCTGGTTACTCTTTCGCTCCATTCAATAATGATCTTCCATCTACTGCTGGTCAATTGTACCCTGCAGGTAAAGTACATGGTTTAACCATCTACGTTGATCCTAACTTGAAATTCAGCGATAACCGTATCCATATCGGTCGTAAAGGCGCTGATGAAGAGCCAGGTGTTAAATTCCTTCCATATATCATGGCAGAGAGTCTTCAAACAATTGCAGAGGGAACTTTCTCTCCGAAAATTGGTATGAAATCTCGTTATGCTATTACCGAAGCTGGATGGCACCCAGAAACTCAATACATTACTTTGGCTGTAACAGGTCTAGGAGTATTGACTGGTTCAACTCGCCCTGCTTCTTCTTACTAATCATAAGAATTAATAAGCTTAATACGAAAAAGGCTCCTCACAAGGGAGCCTTTTTCTTTTTTAAGGACGGGTCGCTAATAAATAACATTCTAAAGTACTTAAAAAATAATACAAACAAATGAGCAATTCTGTTTTAAACTACTCACAATTTCTTTTAGAAAAGAAAGCAATCAACCAAGAAATGGCTGAATTACCTAAAGGTAAAGATTCAAAATCTAACACTACTGTAAAACCAGCAATGTCTGAACTTCCAAAAGGTAAAGGTAAAGGTATTAGCAAATCAGTAAAACCTGAAATGGCTACTCTTCCTAAAGGAAAAGGTAAAATGATTGGCAAATCAGTAGATACGAAAGTTTCTAAATTACCTACAACTAAAGGTTCTTCACCTAAAAAATCAGTAGACTCTAAAATGTCTAAATTGGTAATTAAAGGTAAAGCTATCAGTAAGAAAGTTGAGCCTAATATGGCTAAAATGCCTAAGTAATTAAAAAACCCATTCTGAAATGTCAGATCAAAGAAAACATAAGGTCACGTCCTTTCAGTCGTTCGTTATTCAAGAAAATTCAATCAAGGATTTAGTTGGAAAAACTGATGATGAGCAATTGGACTTAGATGATGCTCGTAGTATCGGAAAGAAGATTTCCAAAATGAAAGGTGAAGATCGTAAGAAATACGTTGGGATTGTTAATTTCATGGGAGCGTCTTGTAGAATTTACAATGAGATTTGGGCTAACTATAAACCAGTTGATCCATCAACCAAAAAATCAAACCGTGGAAAAGAATTCCAAGGTGAAAAAGAAGTAGGTTAATAATTGAGCGCACAAGGAGTAATAGCTGAATCAGTAGCAAGTTTTAAAATAACTTGGGATAATCCAGGCAATGGTCAACAACCAAAGTGGGATCAAACCAAACAGTCAATTGAGTTACATCAAACTGACGTTTATCCTGATTTACAATATGTGTCAGCATTTGCAGCTCCAATCTATACCAAATATACGTCTGGATCACTTCTAAACGACTTAATAGTTGAGATTAATAAAGTTATTGACTCTAAATTAACTAGTAAGTCTGATGATAAAAAAGAAAAAGTTGACGAGTTATATCTTAATGCTGGACCGGCTGCCTCTAAACAACTAGGAGCTGGACCATCTGCCCCTAAACAGTTAGGAGCTGGGTCAAAAGAAGAGGACCTGGTTAAAGCAGATGATGAGAAGCCGGCTGAGATTATTGATACTAATAAGGAAACTAATAATGAACCTAAGGTGACTACAAATGATCAGGAACTTGTTACTACAACTACTACCATTGCACCACAAAAAACAGAGTCATCTGCTTATACAGTTACAGTGTACGGAGATAACCTAAGATTTTTAGAAGGTCAAGAAGGTCGCGGAGCTTATTCGTCAGGAATTAAGTTTTTATATAAGGTTTCAAATAACCTAACTAAACAAGTAGCTGGCGAACAAATTGATAACCGAACAAAGATTTGGGCAGAAGTAACTTCTTCTGGCTTATTATCAAAAACAACTCGTCTTGAATTTGCAGAGTTTGATGAAATTGAATTTAAGTTTGGAGGTAATTTACTTGCTCAGATACTACCTTCAATTGAACTAAGTTTTACACCAGATCCAAATTCAGTTTACTCAAAAGAAAAACCTGAACTTGATATCGCTGACGTTATTAAGGCAACTAATATTACATTAGGCACTAAAACAACCTCTGAGATTAAGTCTTTACAGAAACAAATACAAAAAGAAATCGACTCACGTGAACCTGTTGAAAAACAAAAGCAACCTGGTAAACAAAGTGCTTCGGTTGATAATAAATAACTAAAAAAATACGAGATAAAATG